CGATGCCGCGTCATTGGTCGACACGTACAAATTACCATCTTGGGCCATCATCCATTTTCCGTTTCCATTGGATGCGATGCCCTTGAAGTGTGGCGTGGTCGAGTGTCCAGTTAGACCCGTGAGATCGATCTCTGACCAGTTAGCCCCGCCGTCCGTGCTTCGGAAGCATGACGCGTCGTCACCAACTGTAACCCATGTCCCCGCCGCTGTACCGTCAGATCGTGCCCCCCACATGATGTCATATTGCCTATGGTCGATGTTCACGTCCGTCCATACCGCATCGGTGGTAACATCCGATCCAGAAACTTGGATCTCCCGTGCGCTTGCGTCACGTGTGCAAATGTAAATGTCGTTGCCGCTATTGTCCTTCCCGAACGCAATAGACAAGCCCTTCGGAGTGGAACTGTCCGTGCCGTCGTAACTGCTCCACGATGTCCGGTCGGAGTTTGCGCACGTCGCGACGTATCCGGCACCCGTGACAACAACCCATCGCGACGCCCCTGTTGCTGCTGCGGGTACAACAACGCCATTGATCGCCTGAATGTTTGCTTTAGACACCCCATTGACGGCCTCAATGCTACCAGTTGCCACATAGTTTAGCTTCTCAATGTCGGGCATTAGGCGACCTCATTCACGTCAGGTTCTTACCTTCCGAATATATCTTCTGTCCATCCACATGTAGCTGCCCGGTACTGCGCTGGCCGTCGATTTCTTCTACCAGCTGTCGAATCTCATTCGACTGTTCAGCCTGCTGCATCACCAGTTTCTTCAGTCGCCCAACCACATCCCGGTACTCCACCGGCTCCGCAGCTTCGCACGGCGTACGATCAACCGCCTCGGCGGATTGCTCCCCCAAAACCATCTTCTTTGCTTGAACATATCCCGGTCCATCAAAGTCCACGCGGTCATTCCCCATGACCTCTTTCTTCGCAACAATCAAAAGTTTCGGACCTGAATCATGCATGGTTCCTCCTATCAACTCTAATAGGATAGCCTATTTTCATTATTCCGTCTCGGTCTTAACGCCTGCACCCGCAACAATACGGGCCAGTCGCTCATCGAAATCAACGTCCACCGTTACGCCAACCGCCGCCATCTGATTGTTTGCGTTGGGTACAATGCCGCACCTATCCAATATTGCTTCCGACGCCTTCACCCTATCTTTCGGCTGAGCCCCGACATCATTCGCTACTTCTAGTAACGTACCAAGTGCTTGTTCTGCCGCCTCTTCAAGACCTTGCCCCAAAACAGCACGCCTACGCTCTGCACCTGCCGCTATTGCCTCTGCCATTTCTGGCTCTTTCGACCAGGTCCACACCGTCGACGCTCGCAAACCAAGCCTGCGTGCTGCCGTGTGCACCGTATACCCGGCACCTAAAAGTCTGCTTGCTACCGCCTTCATTTCCGGCTCGTCATTGAACCTGGCCTGCTCCGCAAGCATGGCCGCAACCTCTTGTTCCCCAGCCGGGACCACTGCCGTTGGCACTAGATGTAGAGGTTGGTTTGCTGGCGCTGCTTCTACCTGTGGCGGTGCTGGCAACTCGTCTTGTGAATCGTCACTCATGTAAACACCTTACCTGATTTCATTTCGACATACCACAGCGCAACGAAACACACCCTAACCACCTAACGCAAAGTCTGATGCTTCTCTGTCGATACAATAGCATCTAGTTGGAGCCCCATCGACACGCACAACTCGGCTTCGATGCCGTCCATTCCCGGTACTCAACCAGCCTCTCGCAGTCCATCTCTGAATAATTTCATCAGGATCGTGCCCGATGCTTCGTACAACTTCTTTGAATGTGATCACTGAAATTGCAATGTACTCCCAGTCATCACCACTACCCCAGCTACCAGCCCACCCATGGTTTGGCGGTTTTGCGTGCCCATGAAAGTCAGTGTCAGCCCGACCCCAAAATCTCTGCTGATGAGTTGCACACCAGGAAAGCATGTCCTGCAATGCAGCCAATGGTCTGTCTGCATCAAACCCAGCCCGCTCTTGAGACTCCATCAAATATGCAAACGGATCAGACTCAGGTTGCGGAACCCCAAGTAAATGCACAATCGCAGCAGCAACTTCGAGAACTGCCAAGTGACCAGCGTGACGCCGTGCAACTGCTGTTCGTGCTACACCTGCGTACTTCTCTCGGGCCTTCTGAAAAATCTCTCGAATGTCACCGTGCCTTTCTCGATTAGCTACAAGGTATTGCGCAATCTTTCTACCAAGATGTCCATAGTTGCTGGCAAGAATAAGTTGTGCCTCTTCACTGACACGCGAACCAATGCTAACGTCTGTGCCAAGTGGTTTACCTTTCAGGCTTAGTACACGCGCACGTGTACCAGCATCTTGTGAGAATGATGTAGCGGCACCTTCACCACTACTGATCAAGATAGAACGCCACGATTCTGTATGTCGAGTACCTTCGACTGAACCACGTCCACGACCCTGACCCTGGCAGAAATCATAGATCACGTCTCGTACAATACGTGGGTGTCGAGCCCGTTTTGTCTCATCGAGTATTAGTGGTAGGTTGTTGAGAAACCCGCTTGTACGTTCAATCCAAACCTTTGTAGCGTCCCACGAATACATAGCTGTTGGATATGATTCAGCCGGTCGACCCCATACAGATGCCGCAAAGCGTAGAGCAGTAGTCTTACCACCACTCGTCTCACCACTGAAGTCCACAACAAACCCAGGAATCTTCAATACCGACAACAGTGGTGCTGCTGCCCCTGCGTAGGTTGCGATGTACATATAAGGGAATGATGAGACAAGCCCCATCGCTTCGACCCATTCCTCCCAGGAACCAGCGGTGGTCCACCCGGATGATAAGGTTTCCAATCCGCTAGGCGGGGTCAAAGCAAAATTAGAACTTGCCTCATCACTCACAGCGTAAAACACATCAGGCAATAGGAACCCACCATCGGGTTGCCATCCCATACGTGCAGCCGAACGAACCACAGGAAACCTATGACTGTTTTCAGCTTCGAAGTCAGAAAGGTACGAGACCATTTGTCCTGACGTGTTTGAGTTTATCGGTGCTTCCAGATTCGTGAGTGTGACAATCTTTGAAGCATCCATGATTGTTCTTCTTTCGATTACTCGTGAGCACCAACCACTTGGCCCTCTCCAAATAACTTGGCGTTTTGCTTCGCCTGTGTAGACGTCAATGGTTCTGCCGCCGATAAAGATGGGTGCTGGTGCAATCTTGTTGCGTGTGATTGACCCATCCATCGATGCGGCTAAACGATACACACCATTAAGGTCGATGTCATAACCGCGAGGTACATGTAGATTCTCTAATGTTCCGTGCTCCACAACAGTTGGTGGCGGCGCACCTGACCCAAACTGAGAAGCTAAGGTCTGTGTTTGACCCAATTCTTCCTCTAAACGATCAATCAATTCTTCTGCCTGACGTCGACTACGTTCTTCGGCCAATCGACGAATAGCTGATCGGAAGGTACGAGACCTTTGGACCTGACCAGGAATCGTTTCAAGTATTGATATCAAAGCACTAAGGGTGCTCTCTGATTGTCTCCATCCATCTGCAAGTGTAGCCATTACATCTGGATCTTGGATCTCAGCCCAAGCAGCCCGATGATCTTCACGAGCACCGTTCTGTAACGACGTCAGTAATCGCGTTAATATTTCTTCTGCTATCTCACCAACTGATTGTTGGGGCTCAGCCTCATCTGCGCTGCGAGGTTCTTCTACCGTCGCTGAGCCATCACTTTCCATTTTCACCATCCATTAAATTAAAAGTCCGAATCACGGGAATGCACCGTCCAGACGGCGAATCTGAACGATGCAACCCAAAGCCTGAACCATTACCTGGGGAGTTTTGAATCAGACCAAACAACTCTATCGAGTCGATATAGTTTCTGTCAAACCATGAACATCTACATTCTGTTATAGTATTTGTTGAGGAACATGGAGTCGTCATGCCAACAGCTAAAAAACCAACTACACGTACAACTTCTACGCGAAAATCAACCGCGAAGAAAAAAGCTGCACCGAAGAAAAAAGCTGCACCAAAAAAAGCTGCACCTAAGAAAACGGCACCTAAAAAAGCAGCGCCAAAGAAAACTGTACCTAAGCCTCTGCCACCAAAACCGAAGACTCGAGTGATTACACTCAAGACAGATTATGGTGAGCATCAACTATCGTTCACGGATGACAAAGCGTTCGATGATGCTTTGACACAAATCAAATCAGCGCCGAGCAAGTCAAGCGGTGGACGTAGTCAGCCTTACTTCCGATTGGAATCGAATGGTAAGACTGTTGTTTATCAGTTTGTATATGGCTACAGCGTTCAAGAATCGTAGTCTACTGGTTGCCAACCTTCTTCGAGGTCATCAACCAACAACTCAATAGTTAAGTAGAAATTATTGCATGAGTTACACCGCCTCCGTCGACACACCCAATCGGTTGTGTACCAGGAGACAGTGCTCTCGATACGTTTCTGACCACCAAAGTTGGTTTTAGAATCGCTTGTGCGGGAGTCCACGACTTTCGTTTTCTCCCCACATTTTACGCAATTCACTTAGACCCTACGCTTTTGGTGCTGGAGGCATTGGTAATACCTTTGCACTACGTATGATCTGATAACTACCGTCGTCATTTACTGAAATGTTTTCTGGTGCCAAGCCGTCTTTAATGATTGACGCAACAGTCTCTCTCGACATCGATTGAATTGCATCGGTATCAAAGCCTGACTCTTCGAGAATCAATGCGCTCCGAGTTGTTACCCTGAACCCACCACTAGCGTGGTTAATGCTAGTCTTTTTAATTGGTTCAGTTTCCTGTGCGACAGGTTCAGTAACTTCATCAATCACGGTACCAGTACACCACTCTGCGCTGACTTCATCCATATCGATGATTGTCCAACCTTTTGGTGGCCGACCTGTTGGGCGTATCGTACTTGCCATAATGACTTGACCATCAAACTGTGAGAAGCCTCGCATAACAGAACTAAGAGTCTTGCCATCCCATGCCCGATCCTCAGGTACAAGAATCGCAGGCTTACCTTCGGCTAAACCTTCTGCAACAGACATAGAGATAGCCGTCACGACTGATGTCCATTCAGCACCAGACAATGCTGAGTGGAGCCTACCATCACGCTTGATGCCCATACGAAAGACTTCTTTATTACCATCAAGCAACTCGATACAAAAGGTCCAGTCTGCCGGTAGGTAGTTTTGTACACGCGCTGAAAACTCTTCTGCACGCGCAAAAAGAAGCTTACCAACCGCAACCTCACAAGATGCTTTGAGGCGCTTGTAAGTATCTACATCTTGCTTCATTGAGATCATTTTCTCTCGGGCCGACGCCAACCTATCCCACTCATCCCGTACTTGTTCCATCCGGCTTAGTGCAGCCATTGCAGCCTCGAGTCGAGCCTGGGCATCGTTTACATTGATAGCCCGATTATCAACCTGAGTAAGTTCAACGGTTTCTAATTTGTTGAGTAGGAAAGTTATTTCAGACAAATGCTGATTGTAGGTCTGTGCATCATTCTCCATCTTCGACAGGGCACTGATGACGTTTTCAGACTGCTTGCTCCAGTCAGCATCTTGTTTCTTATAAAAATCTTGGCACGTTTTAAGGTGTTCCAAGCCAACACTACTACTACATACAGGACAAACATCTAGATTGTGTTTGACCGCGACATCAACAATCTTGATTGCATGGTCAACATTCTCACCCTTATCAGGCAAAGATGCCCGCATTTCATTCATTGCTTGTTCAATCAAACCTTTTTGATTCACAAAGAAATCGTGCTTCTCTTTGGCTTTTTTAATCTCTTCGTCTCGTTGCTCAACTGTCATACCTGAACCAGATGCACGAATCGATACGTCTAAAATTTCTTTTGCTTCTGCGATAGCAAACCTCATCTTGTCCATATCTTCATCAGTTGGTCGAGCAGCTACATCATCACCCAGGTTCTCCATGATGATCTCGGCACCTTTTGCTTCTTTCGCAGCCTCTCTCTGTCGTTGACCTGCATAGTTGGTAACTTCCAACAGACCTTCAACGGCTGTTTTATTTCGGCCCTTAAACTTTACAATGTCTGTGTACTTGCTGTGTAGGTCTTCAGGAAGATGCTCAAGCACATCAGATAGATCAGTTGTTCCGCCAGTCCAACCGAGAAAAGCTTTACGTGCAGTTGCTGCTGATCCTGACAACGCCGCCATTACTGACCGATGCACCAAACATTCTGCACCAGGAACATCCAGGTTAGGACGTTTTACCTTCCCGTCTTCACGACAAATATTGTAGCTTGAATTGAATTTAATCTTGTCGTTAGAAAGATTCGCAGTCACACCAAGTTCATCTGTAGGCGATAACGTCAAGAGTAGTGCCGCATCTGAAACAGCACTGCGACCAAAGATGTCGTCGGCTGAACCGGCAATAGCCAACTCAACAGATTGAATGACACTACTTTTGTGGCTGGTATTTGAGCCCACCAAAAGAGTGTGCTGACCTAAGTCTAAACTCCATGCCTCTCCACCCTCCTTCGGTGACTTAAGGTTACTAAAAATACTCTTTACATACGGTCGCATAATTCCTCCATGCGTTCGTGCTTTGGGTTGTAATAAAATTTATCTGTGTCTTACCACACTGTCAACAGCTAAAGTCTAACCGTGCCCATGAAACCCAGTCTTCTTCGGGCAACTCAGTTATAGTTTGAACCTGTCTAAATCCTTTTGAATCAGGGCACCAGGCGAATACGTGCTTCTTTTCCGATAGAAAACCTTGCAGTATTTGTGCGGTTGCCTTGCCTACTGTGGGTGTCTCAACCAAAGAATCTATTGGAACGATGACACCGTGGTATAGTGGTGCGCCCGTATAGTCTACACCACACGGTACATCTTTACACCAAGCACCCCAACCACCCAATGCGGCTGACCGGGTCTCATAGTCGTCACGACCAGAAATTACATTCGCTGTCCACGCATCATTACTAAGTGCTTGGGATAACTGACTACACCAAACTTCTATGTCCTCGACATTGTCTTGTTTTGAGTGCGCTAAAAACCATTGAGATCTACTCATACATCCTCTATACGTCTTTAAGGCTGCGACCGATATCAGCCTCTGATGTCATAGGTACTTCCCATCCAGGGATGGTTACGGTCATACATTCTTCGATTGTCTTTCTTGCTCGTTCAATTTCTGGTGGAACTGACTCACCTCTCACCGGCTTCCAGTGAGGATCGACACCAGAAGGTAACGGTATCTCTACCGCAATTGAATCATGGCACTGATGAATCATCCCCGTTCCCTTACCGGCGAAGTCAAAAGGAAACTCCCCTATCACTGCTTGCTCAGCCAGTCTCATAATTGATGACTCTGCCGCAAGAATAGGAAAGTTTACTACTTCATTCTTTTTACCGTCAGATAGCGGTCCAGACCTACGACTAAGCACAGGCTCTTCCATGTAGCCTTGATGATCATACATGTTCATCATTTGCTTCCACGCTACCTCCCACTCCGGTTCAGCTTCCAACCACTTGTTGTGGAAATGTCGGACCTCTCGAGTCTCAAACTTTAGATAAGGCATACGCCCATCGTCAGTCTCAGTGCTCGTCAACACCTGCCAAACCGTGGTCGGGTCAGCCCAGTAAATCGATGCGTAGCGAAACGTCTTCATGACATCGCGCATAGCTTTCGCTTCACCACCTGTTGGTTTACGGTCAAGACTGAACCCGTCTGGACCCCAACCAGATGCATTCTTAAAGTCACTACCGAAAACATCGTAAGCCAGTAGGTTGTGTGGATCTTTACCCGTAGCAAAGCATTCAAGTAATCGAGGTATCTGCCAGTAACAAGCCGTGATTCTAAGGTGTGCTTGATCCAAGTCTGCGCCGACCAGTATGCGCCCAGGTGGAGCAGCAAAAATCTTTTTCAGTCGACCCTGACCCTTTCGGTTACCGATGTTCTGTAGGTTAGGTCCGCTACTCGATAATCTACCGACACTGGTTACATGTGCATTCCAGGTAGATCTGACCCTACCATCTTCGTGTACCAATCCTTTTTTCTCGTCCATGTCTCTTCGACGCAGCGGTATCAAAACGGTACCAAGTATTTTATTCTTTTCTCTACGATACAATCGGAGTTCTTTTAAAAATGCTTCTTGGTTTTTGTTCAGTCGACCCGATGCTAAGTGCCCGCGTATTACTGCATCACCTGTACCTGGAGCACCTGTCTCAGTATAGAACTCACGAGCATCCATTGATGCAGGAATACCAAGACCCCATCGATCGTATAAAAGGCGCCGAATCTGATCCGCACTACCAGGATTCAAATCATTTATTGAATCCGAATCAAGATGATTAATACCTACATCTTGCGCTAATTTCTGTAGGTTCTTATAGCGCTGCTTAACTGAGACCTCATACTCAAACTCCAGTTCGTTACGGAGTTTTTGGTCAATCCAGACACCTGCTTTATGCATCCCAACACACATATCTTGTGTTGCGTGGTCTACTTCATTTAGATTCCACGGACGATCAGAACCCCAATTATTCGGTCGAAGACCTCCATTCGCGGACTCAAATGCCCCAGCTTCAGTTGCTGCGTGAATTAACGGTACAACGATACGCGCATTTACCGTTGAATCCACAATGTTGTATCTCAACAACTCGATGTCATCTTGACTACCGGTAGATATCTTCGTTCCTTTTTCAGTTGTTTCCCATCGCTCGACGTCCGTTAGAACGGAGCCAATCGTCTTCAATCCTTTGGGTAGATCCGGCGCCCGAAACCTCGCATGAAACAGTGTGTCTACTAACGGTTTCGGTGTCACACCAAACTGTGACTCAATGACCATCCGATCATAATACCCCGCGTTGTGACCTACCCATACACGCCCATCGGTGAAAGCATCTTTCAATATCTCGACGATTTCTCTTTCCTGATCGGGCGGGTAAAGCCGGGTAGTACCGTCGGTAGACAATAAACCGACACCGATTGCTCTGGCGTTCTGTACTACTACGTTTCTCGCTGCTCGTTTGTTCTCATCTAAGTCAGGTATCGCGATTGCAATTGTCCTGAGGTTGCACTCCAGTGGCTCAATCCCGTCTGTCTCAACATCATATGTCCAGAACGGCGCTGATTGTTTAAGCCATTGTCTCAATTCTTCTGGTGACGGATTCATAACTGAGTCAGGCTCAGTCCACCGCAGACACCCATCGAACCAACGGAATGCCTTTGCTATGTCCGATTGAAGAACGTGCCTCCAACTCGGAGACCGCAGAATAAATGATGGATGCAAAGATGGCAGCAGCTTTCGAACGCCATTCTCTGGCACCCAATCCCAATTCTCATCAATAAACATTGGGCCACCACGCATTGATTGAATGCTTGATGATTGACCCGTCAATACACTTGTTGCCGTCTTGCCCAGCGTAATGATGTTGGGGTATCGCGATACGACATCGAGTAGTCTCGGTCTACAGCAAACTGACGGGTGCAGGTAGGGGTCTTCGCCTTTCTTAGATCGCTTACGGTTGATGCGATCTAATTCTTTCTCCATTCTGCGCCATGCACCAGAGTCTTGACCTGAAGGGCGACACGAAATGACATGATCTAAATCAACATCTACTCGTCGTTTACCTGACGCAGTCAGCGCTTTTGTCCACTCACCACCCGCACGACCAACAAGAGGTCGACCATGCTGAACTTCGTCACCGCCAGGAGACTCAGCAATAGCGATGACGGAAGCCCCCCGATGAAACTCTCCACCGACGGGCTTCCACTCATCTTTTCTTAATGGCCCCTCAGGCCCTAAAGGACATATGTCACATTGAGCGCCACAGTTTTTAGGGTTGAAGGGTGCCACTATTAGCCTACGATCCCTTGTGCCGCACTAGACGGTGGTGGAAGAGACACGCCGGCAGGAGGCACCGGAGCGCCGTTCGTTGTTACAGGGTTGCTAACTGGAGCAGCCTCAACCGGACTTGGTGTAGGCTCAATCGTAGCCGAAGACAACGAGTTGTACTGAGCCTTAGTCAAGAAACGACTGATCTCATTGTAAGAACCTGCCACACCTTTTTGGCCAGGTGTAAACTCAACATACGCAAGACGACCATTGTTCATGCTCGACAAGAACCATGAGTCATTGATCTCTTGTGCAGTCTCAATGTTTTCCTTGGTGTAACCAAGAGACTCAAGGATTGTACGCAACGCAGCCATGCGACCACGAACCTGCTTGTCAGTAAGGCCAGGAAGCATGTTCCCGCCATCGTCAAAAGGAATGCTCAAGAAGGTAAACATCTTGAACCCATTCTCAAATTGAACATGGATACGTCGTGTTCCAGGCTTATCGTTTGCGCCAGTCTCAATCTTAACGATCTCGACCGGATAAAAGCCCGCCTCAGGGACGGAAGACCCCAAAGAACTAATGCCTTGGAATGCGTTACCAGAAATTTTGATGCCCATATTTGGCTCCATTTTTTGTGTTGTTGGTCATATGACCGGGGGTTGAAAATTATAATGATGGTGGTGGCGGAGGTAGAGTTGGTGAGTTGTTTGCTACTTTCTCCTTCTCCGTAAAATCAAACAGTGACCGAGTTGCTTGCTGCAAAAGAACGCCACGAGCAATGCCATCCTGGCACGCCCAACGTAGATGAAGATGATTGTCAGTCCGACCTGACACCGCTGATTGAATCGCATCTTGAACAGCAGTGCCACTCAACATATCCTGGGCGATTAAGTCTGCAACCTCATCTTGCCACTCAAGTCCAGGTAACCGACTCAGTTGATAGTTACTCTCACTTGCACGTAGGATCTCGCGTAAGTTGCCTGGTGTCTTCTTTGTACACACTCCAGTACGATCACCTGTTACCCATTCAGGATCTGCTGGGTCGCAATAATAAATGCTTGGGAACCACGGGTCAGGATAGTTTGGGTCAACCATCGCACGTACGTTTACGTCGCACCATGAAGGCAGAGTCTCAACCTGATTACGGCTTGGGACATCAGGACCACCAGGACAAAATCGACCGTCAGCATTTGTGCCTGGAGTACGCTCATGGAAGGTCATAAGTAAGTGAACACCAAGGTGTCGGGCAAGGTGCGCGATTTCGAGCAAACTCTGGTTCAACTGCTGGTAAGGAAAAAAGCGGTCCTTCTTACCGCTACGGCCAGTTGGTGCCTCTTCTGCCCACTCAAGCATTGAACGTTGACAAAGGTGGCTAAGATCATCCACGACAACGGCGCCATATTGAACCGCGTCACCAGTGTCTGCCAGGACACGAAGAAGATGCACTAAGTCTGTTAGATTCTTTGGTGAGTTAGGGTGAACCGTTGGTGTGAAGCCCAATTCATTTTGCGCCACAAGCGTGATGGCAGAGGGTACACCCAAGAACAAAGCGGTAGGAAACGTGGCAAGTGCATCACTTGTCTTCTTTTGTTTCGGTTTACCATATACAGTGACCATAACGGTCGGTAGCCCTGATTCGGCTGTCATGTTTTCTCCAGGTTGATTTAGCTTTGGGTTAGAAAGAATAACAAAAGTGCGGTCTCGTTACCGGTCAAATTTTGGCCGCTTCGCCATAAAAGCACATTTTCATTGCGGGACATGCACCGTATCGACCAACGCAAACGGTTTCATGTTGAGCCTTTGGCCAGTCCCAAAAGGCAGGTAACTCTAAGTCTAAGCGAGCCAAAGAATGTTCTGCTCGCCAAAGCATGTCAGCAAAGTGCTTGTCTCTATGGGGAGTCGCCGGAACCATCGGACGGGCGATCCTCCAAGGTGCTTGAGTTTGAATTAGATTTAAAGCCACACCACCAAAGTCACTGCCGTAAACCTGCTTACCCATAATTCTAAAGGCAGAGAAACCACCATCGATTGCGTAGCCGTCGACACTTTTTGATGCTGCTACGCGGGCTTGGTGCTTGTGGTCCCAAATAAAAACCTTACCGCTACGATCGCGAATCACCATATCTAATCGACGAGTGAGTACAACAGCTTCACCCGAGTTAGGGTGACCAGGACAATTCAAAACAGTTGGTTTAATCTTTGACCCGTCCCATGCCTTAACTGAACATGCTCGACGATTAAAGTCTTGTTCTTCTTGGTGAACAACCCAAAGACCCCACTCATTATTTTTGTGCCCCAAGACAGCCGTCATTGGGTACTCTACTGCTATGACATCACCAGGACACTCAGGAAACTGATCCATATATCGATGAAACGTTTCAATCATTCGGTCAAGGTGCTCATGCCCACCATTGGTGTCGCACCATATTTGTATGGCTTCTTCCGGCTCGAAGAATATGCTGGGATCTTCGTACCGTGTTTCATCGACCCAAACACCATTACCGGTAGTAGCCCCCCAAATAGCGTGTTGATGCGCTTGGATGACGTGGCCCATGCTTCCGCGAGTGAGAGCATCGGCTGGAATGAGGCTCATGTCCAGTCGGTTTTGATACGCAAACAACTGAGGGCAACGGAAGAATGAACCAATCCGCGACCACCCACGACTACTACGTCCAGCATCAATCAATAGTTTTTCAGTCATGCGACCTCCAATTTACTGATAATGCTGCTGACAAGAGCACTTTCGTCTTCCATACCAAGCAACTTGTCACCCAATCCGTCGAGTTCATCAGCCTTTAAGAAGTTTTCAATTGGCCCAAACTTCTCAACCAGAATCTCAACGACCCTTTCATCGTATGTGCCTTGAGCAACAACAACTTTAAGTAGTGTAGGGCTACCTCCGATACGATCGAATCGACCTTTCCATTGGAGAAAGTCACCCGGCTTCCAGGGCAACATAGCGAAAATGGCGAGGTCCGCAGTTTGCATACCATCAACACCCGTACCGACACTCTGCCCTGTTGCTATCAGACAGCAAGGACCGTTCGAGTCCTTGAACGCATCGATAATTACATCCCGTTCAGATTCCGGGACACCCCCGTGTGCCATCCAAACCGGGACCTCGCCTAAGGCTTCATCCCCACGCTTCACGGCTCGACGTAAATCATGCTCCCACAATTCCGTTTCACGTCGACGTGATGTGAAGATTACTACCTTACCACCCCCCTTTAAGCCTTCAATCGCTTCACTTACAACGTATCTTCGTTTACGACTACAAGCTTCTGAAAGTCGTGCCTCGACAACACGCTCTCGAGCCAAGGGATTTACTTTTGCTTCTCTTACAAAACCACGCATGGCTTGACCAAACGTGTTGTCATCGTCCCATCTTTCGGGTCGATTTAGTTCAGTTGAACTGAGATAAACAACTTGAACACGAGTATCAGGTAACTCTGAATGAGATTCAGAATACGGAACCTCATGAACGAGAAACGAGCATCGTGCCTTCAACTCCATCAAATTGCTGGAGCCGGTATCGTCAAGACCACCATACGCCCCTGGACGGGCGGCACAATAGCGATGTGCAAAATTCGAATAGCTGTGAGAGAAACCACCGGGCGCTAAAAGATCAAGCTGCGACCACAAACGTCGAGGACGACCGTCATCCAAAGGTGTGGCAGTGAGACCAATACGCAAATCAATACTCCCAAGACGGCTCAAATCCATGGCTGCAACAGCACGGTTCTCGCGGTCGACGGCAGAGTTTGCCCTGTTACTTGCCGCAGTCTTGCGCTTCTCGAAAGATACGCTGCCGTCAGCCTCTTGAATAGCCGTCCAGCGCTTACGGCTTCCATGTGTGTGGATCTCATCGAGAATCAACACCCTTGGCTGAAGGGCTCTTGCGATGTCCGTGTTGTCTGCTAATGCTTCAGAACCCATGATTACAAAAGGTCTACGCCGCTCTCTTCCACATTCTTCCATGTAGTCCGAAAACGTTTGGTCTTTCTTACGTATTTCAGACGTAGGTCGTATACGATATGGTTTTAGGTGGGTGTATTCCTGTACTTGACTCCACCAAACGTGACGAGCCTTTGCAGGACATACGACAAGTATCGCACCGGAACGAGTCAAAGAAGACATTAGTGCGCCCAGGGTCTTGCCAGAACCACAAGACCAGACATTCATCACCCAAGGTCGCCTCTTCGCCCAAGCAACACCCATAAACTGATATGGTGTAGCTATATCTAGGACATGTTCTCTTAGTTCACCTCGCTCAATATACTTTCGAGTCAGAGAAGTCCCACGATTCTTTAGTTGTTCCCGATTTGTTTCGTCTTTCGACCAACCATTGATCCCACTTATGTCGGATGGTGCTGGCGTATACGACAACGAATTCCTTGTAAGTAAACCCTCGACCAACCAAGCTGCGTGTAAGGGCGAATAAACCTCGCATGAAACAACCTCTTCCCGATCTTCGAATGAGAGATTTTTCAGGCGTTTTTTTCTCCCATAGTTCTTTTTACCGTAAACAAGTGTCCCAGGTATAAGAGATTCTACAGATTCTAAGAGGTCGAGACTTTCATTCGATGGAATGAAATATCGGATATGTGGTTGTGGGGTCATGTTCAAGACCTTAAATGATTATTGACAGGGTGTCAAGACGATTATTTGACGCAAGCATATTTTTCTGTTACCGTAACGGTCAAGGAGCAGGTATGAAATCTAGTGCGTTTTCAAGGTTTATGCGAAAGGCAAGAGAAGATCGTAGATGGACTTTGGCAGATTTGGCCCGTTCATCTGGACTGAGCCAATCTGAGGTAAGTCGAATTGAATCTGGATCACGTCTACCAACGATGCGCCACGTTAAAGGATTAGCTGAAGCGTTTTCTTCGTCACCAAAAGTGGGTAATAATGAACTGATTCGATACGAAACTTGGGTCGCACATTTAGTCGATCTCGGTGAACGTGCGAGAATAGATGCTCGAAGTGGGCCTGGTCGATGGTCAAAAAGATGAGTTACTTTTCTGCTATGAGTTTCGTAAATGGATTTACCTCAGAAGAAGCCGCAGATATTTATCTGGAGAAACTTCTTTTTGGCTTAGAAGAACTTGGGTACGAAGATATTCAAATCGATCAGTTCGATATCGACGACTTTGCCGACCCGCATGGAGCATGTCTGATTATATCGGGCGCAACAATTGCTATCGGTATCGGAGAAAACGAGTTTGAAGCGGCAGGTAATCTGCTTGAAAGGGCCGCAGATTTATTTTTTAACGATATACCAGAAGTATAGATCGGGTTAATAACCATTTAATCCACCTTTCCGGTGTGGTTACCAATCAGGCTTAGGTGGTCTAAGCTTGATACAAATCCCGTGGATTAAATCGAACCCGTTAAAGAGTTACGGCTTTAGCGGGTTCACTTTTTCCAATAACAATCATTTTTGTTCGTTGATCTCGAACAGTTCATCAATGCGCTTTTTCATGCGTTTAATCTGACGCTCAACATCTTCACCATCAAAATCGGCAGAGATCATCGAGGTTTTCTTTTCGATGGAACCGATCTTTAACTTAAGTGCGTCTACTTCGGCCTGCATCTTTGCGGTTGCTACCTTACAAGGTGGCGGCTGCTGCCCTTCCATACCCTGTGACTGAGCCTCCATCTTTAGCTTCTGCATTTCCTGTTCGTGCTTTTGCTCTGCACGATCACGATAAAAACTCCACGCTTTCGACCCACCTGCTACAGCCATACCTGCAAGAGCAATGGCGACCATTGGTGCGTAGTCACCGCCCAATGCCTTGGCTGCGTCTGCTGCGGCTGTAATTTCCTGAGACGCACCAACCATTTCAGATAGTTCTGGAGGATCAGGACCTGGATCGAAGCCCTCGATATTGACAGCCTCAGGTTTTGAGGTTGATTCTGGTTTTGTTGTTTCTGTTGGTGATGACATGGTTTTGGTTCCTTACTTGTCACGATCTAAAATGCGGTCTAACTTAGAGACAATATCGTTGTGTACTTTGGTTCGAGTAATCAAAAAGTCTTTAGACTGACTGTCATTTGTGTCTCGATACTCTTGGATGACCCGATCGTAACGCTCACGCATCTTTTCAGACCGAGCCTCATACTCTTTACGAATCTCATCCAGTTGCTCTTGAAAGCCTTCTACCAGCTTATCAAGACGTTTTTGCATAGCCATGAACTGATAGACCAAGAACGCTGCGAAAACGCCAAGATGCCCCCCTGATAGCAATGTGTCTACCAGGGCTTCCACTAAAACTCCGGTTCGTCGATCAGAGTATAACTAAAAGAGTTGCCCCACTTTGCCTTTGCAGCATAACAAATAGACATAAACTCTTCGAAGTCTGCACTGCGGGAGAATACTTGGCAACCAGCAGACCACTTATCTATCTGTATAGATGATGATCCAGCTTTGTGGATATTGATTCCATAATAGCCTTCAGTAATAGACTGTACATCAAGATCAACAACGTCGTCTTTATTGCTGTCCCTGTAAGTTTTGACCGTACCGTTCCTCTGGCAGAGCGCATCATACTTTCCTTGATGTTTATCAATTTTCCATACACCACGGTATTGCCCAGGCACAAGAATAGCGGTTCCTTCTACCCGAGTGGGATTTTCCAACCAATAACTACCAGGCTCAGTGGTGCATTCCCATGTACGGGTAATCCAGCCTTGTTCGTCTTTGAACACCACACACATGCGATCATCAAAACGATTTGCTTGATGATTACGGCTGCGAATACCAATAATGTTTAGATTATATTCACCAGACTCAAATACAGTGTGGCCCAATGATTCAACATAATCGAGAAGGAGCGGACGCATGCTATGAACTACATTCTGCGTTGGTGGCTTGGCAGATTTGGGCAATGTTAATCGCTTGTTGTTGCTGGTTGTCCAACATCTTTTGAACAATATCTTCCATTTTTTCCAGACGTTGCTCAATGCCTTCAATCTTAACATCAACAACCTCTTGTTTGCCCGATTTGGATTCAAGGATTTGAACACGCCGGTCAACTTCCTCAACATCTTGAGCAGCAGACTCAAAAGAAGCAAAGGAAATACCAGCAGCAAACACTACAGTTAGTCCGGGTATAGCCAGATCTTTCAATTCCATGATACCCTCAACTATTGTGGTTCATTACAACTATAAGACCCGAGTAGCTTATCCGTCAACTTAGATGGCTCACATCGTTGCTTATCTGTTTCACCCGTTCTAATACACAGAGCCCACATACATTGCAATGACATAGGATCTCCCCCGACTTCTTTGATGCACGGTGGTGGCATGTCAGTCAGCTTATCCGAAATCACAGATTCTCTTTTAGCCTCTTCTACAGCAACTTCTTGCACCTTGTCAACGAGCGCTTGGTTGCCACTATTCATTTCTTTAATCGCCTCAGTTTGCGCTTCAATGGCTTTTACGCCTGCGTCTGGCTTAAGACCCCAGCCTGCGCCAAACCCGACACCAAGAGACGCTAAAACAGCAATTGTTGTGAGTGTAATCGGTTCCATATTAGTCATCCTTACCTACGATGCCACGAGTCGAACAATTACGGCGTTTGTAGGTGCCGATGTGTTCTGAGCAGCATTTGAGGTTGTACACCACATAGATAACCCAGCACTGTAGACCTGACCTTCAGGCATGACGTACGAAGTTTTCATACCTGGTGGAGCCACAAACATAAAATGTGGTGTAAGTGTTCCTGCTGAATTTGAATTAGCTGAAGCAGCATCCTTGATTCGAACGTAAGCAGACGACGAATCGTTTGCTGTATTGTCGACATCAACTAGATACAAAGATCCTGATGTGTTTCCCGTCACATTTGATGCAACTGAAGTATCAGAGTCAAAATCTACAACAAGTATCCCACCTAACTTTGTAATTGCTGCTGTTGTTGTAGCTGCCATATCAACCTCAGACGTCTTTAACGTTTACCAGTGTTAATGTTCTGGCTCGCATAGAGCAGACTAACGTAACGTCAACCGTGCCAGAAAAATCCGTCGTATCGGTTTCAGTGTTAACGGCTGAAACCCTAAAGCTTAATTCATCGAATGCGTAACCAGTTGGAATTTGTAAGCTTTTAATCTCTAACGTTTTACCTCGAAAGATAATCTCACTTGCTGCTGTATCTTTGCTATCGTAGATATGAACAAAAACATTAGCCGTAGTGTTAGACGAGTCAACAATTACCCCATACAAAGTGCCAGAAGACGCCGCGACATTTGTTTGAACCGTGGCATCTTCAACACCTGTGCATTGAATGATCTTATAGTCAAGAGCATCCTGAAAGCCTGTGCTGGTAAGCGTTGCTGCCATTTACTACTTCTTACCAAGTGCGGCCATCGCCTTTTCAGCGCTGTCGCCAGCAATGTAAGCCAAAGCCAAGTAAAGCCATTTCTCAGAGTCCAACATACCAGAAATGAGTAGACCAGTACCAAGAATCAATACTGCAAGACGACGCCAAGAAATGCGGTTTTGAGAATTAAACAGTGAAGTAATAAGAGATTGCATTTTATGTTCCTCCAAGAATCTTAACCTTTAGTGGTTTTGTCGGGTCGGTTTGTGCGCCGGTAGCTGCCCCTGTTTGCGATCCAACAAAACTAATACCTGTAGTAAACGCAAGTCCGTCAGGAAAAACATACTGAACCTTCGTTCCAGAGGGTACGTAAAATTGAAGATTCGGTGGGTTATTTGCACTGAAACTTGTTGCGTATTGGATTTTTAAGTAACTCGCGTGACCATTCTGAGTATTATCCAACTCAACTTGATAAATTTTACTCGCCAAACTTGTACCAGAAAATATGTTTTCTGTACCGTTACTCGCATCAGCAATCGTATCCTCAAAAAGAGTTTCTGCTAATCGTGCCGCAATATTAGTTGTCTTTATTGTCATGGTTACCTCTACTTAGATACGACAGTGAAAGAAACTGCACCACTGTTTGGGCTTGCAGTTGATGAACTATTGTCTGCCGCACTATCAACAAGCCACAAACTCAAAGAACTATATGATATCCCACCAGGTATAGGTAGGTTGATTGTTGTGCCTGAAGAACTACCAGTAATAGGAATGATCATATCGGGCGTAGTTGTACCAACAACCACGGTAGAAGCTGAAAAAGAAACTTTAATAAAATAGGCTACACCACTATTGTTTGCTGCCAATGCAGTGCTCTTAAAGCTTAGATAATAAAGTGTCCCGCTGCCGGTAGTTACATCCGACTTCAAACTACTCCACGCTGTATCAGATACAACTTTATACGGAAGTACCGCTGTAGGTAAGCTTGCAATTTTAAGTGCCATTATTTCTCCCTAAATATTTATACAACCGTTAGAACGTCACAACATACGCCCTGCAAATTACGATTTCCATCGAGACCGTCAACGATCCGCGTCCAACTCGCAGCGTTGTTTGTGCTTCGCCAAATGTCCCCAGATCGTGCCGCAATGAGCCACGTACCATTTCCATCGGTCGCGATGTCTTCAGCACGACGTGCCGCTTGCATATTCGTATTGTGTACGCCGATGTTTGATATAGTTTTGCCGCTCACGTCAAAGTAACTCACGTATTTATCGTTCGTTGTAATGTGTGCGACTCGGCCACCCACAGAGGCAATC